GCGCCTACAGAACCTGTAACCCAAGATTTCATTCTTCTATCATCAGTAGCCGATTTTCTATATCTAACATGCAAGAAAGGACGTCTAACGTTTTTGCCCATGTTTTGGTCATAAACAGTAGATGTTCCTGCAGGAACTAAGATTCCGGAAACATCTCCGAAACCACCTCTAGCAGCAGCATCATTTAGGTATTTCCAATCAGATTTATAGAAGTCATAAGAACCTCTTCTAAATCCAGAAAAACCGAAATTAAGAGCCATAGAAGCATCATTGTTAAATACTCCCCAAGAAGCTCCATTTGCAGGCACAGTACCACCTTGTGCGCTACCATTTTGCATTGCAACCATATCATCAATCGTAAGAGCTAAAGCTCTATTTACATAAAGCATATTCTCTTCAATTGCACCTTGTTTATCAAGATTTTTAAGAACTGTATCGAAATCACTAAGAGTTTCTAAGTCCTCAAAAACATTACCTCTAGATGTAACAGCAGCAAATAGTCCTTCAGAACCATTTATATTTGTTTCACCAGAAGCACCAGAAGAAGCTTCAACTAATTCAGACTCGATCATCATTGATTCTAGGTAATCTTCAAATCTCATTCTAGTCTCACTAGCAGATTTTAAATACCAAGAATATCCAACAGATCCTGACTCATCAGTAGTTTCAACCCACCCAATTTGAGCAGTATCAGAACCATCAATTTGAAAATGTTCTTTGATAATTACTGGTCTGTTATCATATTGAGTAAATTCTGGCTTAAGACCCTTTCCAGAATCTGAAGTACCACCTACTCCGCTAAAGTCACTAGAACCTTTTGCCCATTCAGAACCGTAAACAAATACATTTACGTTTTCATCAGCAGAAAAAGCAACTTCGCCACTAGACGAACCACCTATATCTTGTTGAGTATAAGGCTCAACATCAATAACGTGACTAGAAGTACCACTAGAATCAGCACTACCATCAGTTGTTCCAAAGTGAATATCTGATACATAGCACTTAAGCGTTTTAAGCCCAGTTGCAGCGTCTGTCATGATAAGAGTATTACCCTTTCTGATTGAACAGTTTAATTGTTCACCTATATTTATACTACCACCATTAGTAGTGACAGCCGTAGCTTGAACATGTTTTCCAGTAGTACTGGAGTGTTTGTAAGCAATATGTAGTCTGTTTTGTTCAGACCAAATTACTTGGTCAGATTCCATAGGCATTTCAGCCCCTACCATAGAAAGGAATCCACCAATCGTACGATTTCCGTATCTTTCAACTTCTTGTTCGTACAACTCTGGTAAGTATTGTTGTGCCCAACCCGCAGTGCTAGATGATGTAAAATCAATATAATTTTGATCACTAGCAAAAGGAATTGCGCTTGGGGCTACAGAGTATGAACCCGCTAGCCCTAAAGATGTATTAAATCCCATTTTTAATTGTTTTTAAGTTGTTATTTATTTATTTTAAATTTCAACCTAGAACTATCATCTCCACTTAATACTTTAAACTTCATACCACCAGTATCAACAACAGGTTTTGCAGCTGTTCTTGGAGACATATCAATGTTTTTAGCACTCATAGTTGTCTCTTTAATAGCATCTGCTTTACCCTGATCATAAAAATGTTTAACAATTTTATCAATGTTTTTACCAGCATATAAAGCTTTGTGATATCCTTTAGCATCTTCCATCATGTTATTTTTATCTAGGAACTCTCCTACAAAATTAACTATGTCGCTTTGGTAAGTTTTAACGTCTTGAACATTATTAACATTATATCTATAAGTTTTCTCCCCAACATTAAAATCAAAACCTTTGAAATTATTATTGAAAACGTTATTAGTAGATTTTTCGAAATGTTCAAACTGTCTTTTTTGAATTTCACTATTAGCAGTCTGTTCTTGGTTGTATTTATTGTAAAAGTCCACCGCATCTTTCTGCTCGCTGGTCAACTTAGAACCCAACTTGACTTCCTTATAATACTGATCCTTTAGGCCAGTAAGATGTTTTCGAGCTTTTACAATTTCTTCTTTGAAAGCCAATTTTTTCTTTTTAATATCTCTTGGCTCATCAATGTCCTCATCGACTTGGAAATTATCTTCAACTAAAAAGTTAATTTCTTCCATATCTAAATGAGGTTTAGTATTTTTATAATACTCTCTTAAAAGAGCATTATCATCTATTGTTGAATAATCAGTGCTTAATCTTGTATAATCTTCTAAACTACCACCAGTTTCTTCCATAAATTTAACTAAATCTTGTAAGTTTTCTGGAACTACAACTTCAGGTTGTTTTTCTTCAACTGGTTTTTCTTCAACAATAGTTTGTGCTTCAACTTTTTCAGCTTCAGCAATTTCTTCTTGTGTTACTTCTTCAAGAACCGTATTTTCTTCTTTTACCTCTTCTTTTATCTCTTCTTTTACTTCTTCTGTTTTTATTTTTTCATTTTCAACAGCTTTTTCTACGCCTGTTTGTTCTTGAGATTTTTCTTCTTTTGTTTTAAATTTTATTGGTTTTAATTTAAAATCTCCACCATCTTCTAAAACTCTATGTTTAATTTTTGGTTCTTCTTGTTTTTGTTCTTCAATAGGTGTTTCTCCTGTTTTTACCTCTTGAATAACATTTTCTTGTTTTTCAGTTTTTGCCATAATATAATATTATATAATTAATAAATTATCTTGGTTCAAATTGCTCTAAACCAAAACCTCCTAAATTATCAAATCCAGCAGATTCAAAATCAATATCACTTGTTTCGACTGGTGTTTCAAAATCTTCAGGCTCAGTTTCTTTTTTTCTTTGTTCAATTAATTTACTTTGTTGACTAGCTTGTATTCTAGTTCTTTCATCTTTACGATCTTCTTTTTCATTTTCTTTTTGCTTTACTCCATCAACCTCAACTTCTTTTAATTGCATATTCATTTGGAATTCTAATTGCATTAATTCTTTTTTAAGCTCAGCTTCTCTTTCCATTTTTTGCATCTCAAGCTGTGCTCTCATTTGTTCTACTTGAACATCAGACTCAACCATAGCTTGATTTTTTTGCATTTCAGCAGCGGCAGCTCTTTCTGCGGCTTCAGCATTGGCTTGTGCTTGTGCTTGAATATTTTGTTGAGCAATTTGCTGATCTTTAGCAATTTTTTTCTTTCTACGTATTTTTAATAGTTGATTAGCTAATTTTATATTTCTTACCTCTCTAACATCAATAGCATCTTCTAAATCTAAACTTTGTTGCTGAAGAGCCATTTGTATATTATTTTCTAATATAGCTTTTTCTTCTTCATCAGGAGCTAATTCTAAAAATATACCAAAATCATGTAAATATAGATCAGCCATTTCTTCTAATACAGAAACATTTAATTTACCTAGAGATTTTATAAATGATTCTTTTGTCGGTGAATATTCTATAACATCAGATATTCTCATTGAAATACACTCAGCCGTTGATAAAGCCAAATATAAACTAGATTGTAATAAATGTCTTGTGGCCGTGTTAGAATTTGCAGCCGCCATTTTTTGTATACCAACTAAAGCATCTTTATCTGGCATACTACCATCTCTAGCTTCATTAAGGCCAGTTACATCACGCATCATTTGTAAATAATAATTATACGTTTGTATTAAGCTTTGTATTTTACCACCCTTGCCGCTAGTATTTAATTCTTGAATAGGCATATTACCTCTATTCATATCACCATCTTGTGTCATTGATCTACCAATAACAGATCCTGTTTGGAAAAACATATTTAATGCTTCGGACGGATTATAATTAGTTCCATTACCAAGATCAATTTCAGCAAGAGCATCGGCATCTAAATAAACACCATCTGGGACCATTTTAGATAATACTTGTTGTAATTTTAAATGTGTTAGTTGAATCATATCAGCAAAACCAGTTATTCTGCTAACTAATGATTCTATTCTTCCTTCATATATTCTAGGGGCACACATATTATAACTCATTATAGCTTTTGTAGTATCTGCTTTTGGGCGAACCATATTCTTTTTAAGCTCCCATTTTAATATTTTTTCTGATCCACTTCCAATTATTTTAACACCCTCATATACTACTTCAATAACTCTTTCTACTTTTTCGTAATCTTCATTTTTTGGAGGATTAAATTTATCATCTTTTTTAAGAGCTTTTTTACCACCTGTCGAAGTATTTTTTATTTTATAAACTTCATTCATATAGGTTTTATATTCAAAATATAAAACAGTTACAGCATTATTATCATCCTGTTTTTTAGCCATAGCGGAAGTATCTCTATGTAAACTACCCATATCTCTATATTGGTCTAGTTCTTCATCTGATAATTCTGGAAATTCTTTTTTAAGTTCATTTACATATATATCTTTTGCTTCACCTATGTAATAAATATCATCAAAATATGGAGAATCCGATGATGAATATACTAGATTAGCAGGATCAACATATTCAATTTTAATCCCCTCAGATTTATTAAATGAATTTTTTACAGCACCCATCCCTATAACTACTAAATCATTGTTTATTCTTTTTGATAAATATTCATATTTATTTTTATCAAAAACACTATTAATAGCTTCTTCTTCAGCTATTTCTATAGATTGTTTATAGTCTAATTGCATATGAAGCTCTAATTCTTCATGT